TTCACCGTAAGTGTTAGTTTTGTTAATACCAGTACCAAGTATATCTTGATGTCTGCATTGTTATTCAGAGGAAGCTCAAAAGATTCTGTAGAGTCACTTGAAATAACTTCTGATGTTGTAGAACCATAGGACATAGCTGGGAGCCTGTCTTAGGTGTTAACACACTTTATAAAAGACTGTCAAGCAGAACTTGACAGCCTTTGAAAAGTATGCTTATGCTGCGGATACACTCAGCAGACATGCAACTTCGGTCGGGAATACCAGTGGAGCCATTTCGATGGTAGTCTCAATAGCTTCGTCTCGACCATCGTCGTAAGTCCATGCGTACATCGGCTCTACAGCACCTTCTACATGAGTACGGGACAGCTTGCTAGACGGCCCATAGTAGCCACGGAACAGACCATCTACACGCGGTACAACGAAACCGGTGTCAGATGCTACCAGATCAGCGGAAGAACCAGTCGGAAGTTTGAAGGAGCCGTCCAGAGAGTAGATGTTCACACCGTTGGTACGGAACATTTCAGTAATATCTTCACGCATCGGGTTGACCTGAGCTGCGAAGTATTTGTACGCTTCCTTCATGGAGTCGTGGGTGATAACAGCTTCGTACAGATCCGGTGCCAGATACAGATCATAACCGTTGAACATGCCACCATTTTTCAGGTTTGCACGTACAGTGCGCTTGATCTCACGCAGCTTAGCGCCAATATCAGTAGTTGCTGTACCGACGTCCAGAGAGATGTTAGTACGAACGATGCCAAGTTCATTAAACATGTCAACGTACTCAACACCATCCGGGCTTACGCACTTACCTTCAGCAACTGCTTTGAGCTTCATGTATTCCAGAGTCTGATCGGCCTGACGGCGCATCTTCTCCAGCTTCTCAGCAACTGCTACGTCAACCTGACGTATACCATTAGTAGTACCCGGCTGGCGAACACCCAGAATATCTTCCTGAGTAACTGCATCAGAGTGCTTAAAGTAACCCAGAGGAATTGCACGGGTCTCTACGGTATCATCAGAACCGTAACTAGAGCCTCGGCTACCACGCTCAGAAGCAGGCAGCAGTGTGGTGGTGGTTGCGTTAATGTCGAACAGGATTGCTGTCTGGGTTGTGGGACGGAAATCAAAAAGTGAATCGTCAAAGATTGCATACTGACGATCAATCTGGTTGATTTCGTCAGTCATATCAATTAGCTGATTAGCATTGCGGGGATCATGTGTAACTGCCATTGTTTATTCTCCTAATAAATTCTCAATTAAACCTGTTCACGTACTACAATACCCAGAGATTCAATCTCAGAGATAGCAGTAGCGGTTTGACCAGCATCGTGTGCAACATCAAATACCAGAGCCTGTTTGGCAACAATGGCAGGGCCACGTACCAGAACAGCTACGGAAGTATCAGTAGATGCGGTGACAGATTTATTTTCAACTACGATAGCTGCAACAACTTCTGAGCCGTCTACAGCTGTCGGATCAGATACAGTGTATTTGCCTGTGGCAGTCACTTTACCCAGAACAGAACCTACAGACAGGTCAGTATCAGAACCAATGTTTACAGTTACAACTTCACGACAAAAACCGTGGTCACGGGCATATTCATGCTTCAGAAGGTTGCCCAGCAGCGGCTTACGAGTAGCTACAAGTGCCATATTTAATTACCTCTAATTATTAAACTTTAGTTTTCTTAGCTTTGATAGCGGCCATGACACCACTCTCTTCAGCAACATTTTCTTCAGGCTGAGCATCACTACCTACCGGCTCAGAACCTTCAAGACCCTTAACAACCTGTACAGCCTTCTCTACAAGCTCTACAAGAGCCTTCATATCTTCATTTTCAGAAGCACTCATCAGAGCCTTAGCAACGCATTCAACAGCTTCGCCTTCAACACCCAGCACTTCAAACTCTTTAGCTTTAGCTACAAAGGATGCTTTCTTAGCTTCAGCTTCAGCTTCTTTATAAGCATTCAGAGATTTTTCAAGCTCACTAATCTGAGTAGCAGCCTTTTCAATTTCTTCAGCCTTCTCAGCTTCCCATTTAGCTTTTTCATCAGCAAGTGCCTTAGCAATCATTGCCTGCACATCTGCTGCCTTAATAACTTCTTCAGACATTTGTTTATTCACCTCTTCAGGATTTTTACTGTTATCACTAAGAGGTGAACCCCCCTTAGTATACTTAGTAATATCAGTGATAGTGACATTACTAAATTCTGAAAGCTTCTTAACAATATCTGCTACATTAGCTTTAGCATCATCGTCAAGAGCTTTAAAATCTTCTTTAGCAGACTTCATCAAAGCAACCTTATCTTCAAGCTCATGTTTCCACTCATAAGGTTCTTCACTATCCATCTCAGTTTCATAACCAAGAAGCTTTGCCAGAAACTCTGCATCATCCCACCAAAGACCAAAGAACCGTCTCAGAAACTCTTCCATAGAGAGTTCAATAGTTACGTCTTTAGCTTTGGTAATAAGTGTTTTGTATTCGTTTGCTGCACCACCTTGATCCTGATGAACAAGTGCTACATGAGCACCTTCACCACTAAAATCAAACTTGGTGAGCTTCCTTTTAGCCTTACTCATCAATCACCTCTACATTTGCCATACAGCCCACTGAAAGACCATTCCATTTACCTGCCTTAACATCTGCCCATAGACTGTCATCAGCAAACTTCCAAGTCTGTAGCCAACTACCAGCTGGTACATCTTGATCACCAAGAGTGATGTCAACAGGGATGATATAGTTCTCAACAATCTTTGCAGTGCCCTCATCAACCATTACTAGATGGCCTAGATTGGCTTTCATACAATTCTCTGCAAAGTTGTAACAGGCTTCTTCAACAGTCTCTCTGTCGTAGAAGTCGCCGTGTGCATCGTAATCAGACTCATCTCTCATAGCCTTCAATACTACGAAGGTTGCCATGCGCTTCTCAGTATCAAGAGCCTTAACAACTTCTACAGTGGGCTTTTCAATCTCTTGTTTAGTTTCTCCAAAGTGCTTATCAAGGAACTTGGAGAATGATTTTAGAATTTCATATTTATCCATTAAGATTCTCCTTGGTAAGCTCCTTCTATAGCTTTATTGAGGGCTTTCTCAATCTCATTATCATCTTCATCTACAGATGTTTGAGAAACACCACTACGTGCGGCAGCGGCTTCCATAGCGAGCCGTTGAGATTGAGCCTGATGAACAACACTAGGAACTTCCAGATACTGATTCTGAACATCACGTTCAGGGAGGTCTGCACGCTTCCTGATAGCATTCTCAAGAGTTGCATCTGTAGTAATGTAGTTAGATGCTCTGTCTAGGAATTCACCCAGATCCTTGAGAGAGTCTTTACCAATCTTCTCGTGAACAAGCTCACAGGTATTTTCACTATCCCAACCATTACGTTCATAAAGTTGTTTGATAGCTTTTCTGTTAAACTGTTCTGAGATGATTTCAAGGTACGCTTCAAGAGACTGTAGGAATGTCCCTACTTTATCGTTAGACAGTGCATAAGAACCTGTAGAGGTGCTGCCCATCAAGAGGAAGTCACTCAACATACTCTGTGCAACTCGATAGTCGTATCTCTCAATGACTTTAGAAGCATCTATGCGACTTGGAGCATTAGATGACAGAAGCTGGAAATCAAACAGAGGCTTACCAGATTCATCTACATCACTAGGAATGATGATGCCAGCCTGTTCGTTGTTTCTAGCGTTCTCTACAACTTTTACGAAATTCATAAAAATTTCGTATTTCTCAGGATCTTCTGTAGGATCAGCAGCAAAGTATTCAGCAGGTAGTTTAAGGAGTGGAAGGCCACCCAAATCCCTTTCAAGACCAACACCTTCGAGATATTCAGCCTTACGCTTCATATACCATGATTGATAGGCATTCTTTAGAATTGATCTACCAAGGGGGTTATTACGTTCAGCATCTGTTCTAAAGTGTAGGAGACGATTGTAAGGAATCTCCACTTTGCTCTTAACGGAGCCTGTTACAGAAGCTGAGTTTATATAGGTTTGTTCAACACTCTTTAGGTATCCACGATCATCAAATTTCCATCCAGTGATAGTCTTTTGAGAACGTGCTGGAAAATCCTTCCAAACAATATTACCCTTATAGATTTTATATGTAGGCTCGTGAAATGAAAATCCATAATCAATGAAGCTAAGAATATCTGCTATCACTTCATCGAAAGACCTTTCGAGATTCTTGAACAAGCTGTAACGTACAATGTCAGCCTTTCGCTTATCCTCATCGGTGGCTTCTAGGTCACCGTAAGGCTTAATATCCCATTCAACTTTGCGGATGTATTGTTTGATAAGAAAGAGAGAACCGCTAACAATGGGATCACTCTTCATCTTATCAAATGTTGTTAATGATCTAGGCCAGCGTATCTCAGCAGCTTGTTCATCATCCAAAAGTGTTGATTGGGTGTAGCGAAGACCCGTCTTCCCGATTTGTCGGGGGACATATTTATCAGCCATACGCTTTCCTTTGAAAATATTTAGGCGGGAATTGTACAAGACACATCTTTATAGGAATTACAAAAGATGTTAATTTTCTTGACAATTGTTGCAATTGCCTCATTAATTAAACATTATATGGTCACAAATCTCATAAGTCAATATGTAAAGAATGTCAATATTGACTTTTTAAAGATTTTATGAATAGCTCCAGATGGACTTCAGAGATGATTCAGAATAGCATCTCATTAATCTTGGTAATGCTTGCAGGGTTGAATCTGAATTTATCTGGAAGTTTTTTGCCGGAGATTAACCAGTTGTAGGCGTCGGCTGTCGCATCGACTTGATCATCTTTCAAAGTTTTACTACCACCTTCAAAGACCTCCAACTCATAGAACCAAGCATCATTCCAATCCCCTTGAACAACTCTTACAAGACCATTCTCTACAGCGTTGGCAAACCCTAAGAATCTTTCAAGTTTACCTTTTCTGGTGTTAGCCTTTATAACATTGTAACCGCTAAGTATCAACGGTTGACTCCAAGTCTGGTAAGCAATCTTTCCTTGCGCACCTGGGTCTAGAGGTATGCCGATTTTGCAATTCTTACCATCGTTGGCAGCAGCAGCCAACATCCGTTCTTGAACGATATGAGGAGGCTCCCTGAACCGTATTACATTCTCTACATAAAAGTAACCGTCCTCACACAGGCTCATTTTGACACCTGCTGTCCAGTCAGGATTTGGGTAACTTTCACTAGGTGTCGTAACTGCTAAGTCATACGCACGAATGGTTTTAAGTCGTCTTGGGACATTCTTTGGAGAGACAACCTCTACATTGGCCCTATTAAAGTACCCAGCCCCTTGCATAGCTGCATGCCAACTCCCTAACAAGAGGCGCTCTTTTTCAACCCTTGGTAGTGCTTCTAGGTTGGCTATATAGTCTGGGTTGTTTTTTAAAAGCGCTTGGTTATCGTAAACATTACCAGCAATAAACGTGTAAGTTTTAGGTTTAATATTATGACCAAACTTGCTTACAAGCTCTTCTCTAGTTTCAGCAAAGTTGATGTTATTCTCTAAATTGAGCATAAACAACATTTTACCTGACTTAGAGCGATCTGGAATGCCAACGCTAAGGTCTAGATATGGTTTCACCCATTTATACAACCAGTGATCTTTACCTTCTGGGTTGAAGGTTAGGCGCATATAGGGTTTTACTTTAGACTTTGAACGCATACGAGAGACCATGTACAATACCTGTGTCTCCGTAAAGTGAGTAGCTTCGTCAACATATTGTCCAATTCTTTCGAATTGGTATGGATCATATCATCATCCTGATAGGATGTCGGACGCTAATGACGTATTACCTGTAAAGATCGTTACAGACCGTCTGATCTCTGCACGTTCCTTAGACGCTTCTAAGGCTTCGCTCAGGATTACCATCACCATTATGTGTTAAGGTTTCCCTGAATTCATCCGATTATTCGATGTGAATTACTTCACAAAGGGGCAAGACTTTACCCAACAAACGTAAGCTGCGCACCCTGCCAAGTCTTTTTATCATCCTCTCTTTCCATGTGCGAGAATTTAATCTTTGCACCAGATGGGAATATTGCCGTAAGCGTACTGTCTTTGAACTCACATCCAAAAGGTCTCCACAAGTCCTTGGCCTCATCCCATAGGGCACCCGGTCTTGTTATGTCTGCTGTGAGCCGCCTGAAGATAACTCCTCGGAAATGAGGATCATTGATATGCCTTAGTATTTCTAAAAGGAGGATGTAGCTTTTACCAGAACCCAGTTAGTCTTGTATTTCTACAAGTGTCGGACTATATCATCATCCCAGAGGGATGCCGGACGCTAATGATGTTTTACACGGTAGGTTCGTACCGCCCCATCTAGTCTCTACACGTTCTCAACACGCCTGCTGAGCTTCGCTCGGGATCACCTTCAACGTCACTTGCTAAGGTTTCCCCGAATTCATCCGGTTATTCGACTTACATTACTGTAAGAAGGGCCAGTTCTTAGCCGCGCCTCCATAAAAGGCTATGTCTGCTTCAGTTGCACAATACATCTCTTGCGGCCCTTGTTGAGGGCGTAGTATAATATTATCACTCATCAGATATTAGCCTCCAGCCTTTACAAGTATTAGCCTTACCGTTTAATATCTTCGACACATTACCTGAACGTACCTTGACCATAAATGCAAATTCGTACCGGCTACCTTTAAATACCTCGCCAGTATTCACATTTTCAAAAGTATAAATCGTTTTATCAGACCCTTTCGATACTTTCTTTATGAAGGCTGGATGCCCACGTAGAACGTCTACAGATATACCAAATTCTCTCGAAAGTTGTGATAAGGGTTTTACTCCAGCCAGTGATACACACTCTTCTGGTACTTCTACTTTATTCCAACCACCCATATCTGGAGGTGGGGAGTAATTAGGTTTTTCTTCACATTTGGGTATACCTAGACCCCTTCTTACGTAGCCTACAGTCTCCCTACAACACCCAACCTTGTTGGCAACAATTTGATCATTCACTTTACCAAGCATACTCAGGGTTTCATCTTCAAATTCGTATTTATTATTACCCCTGCCGCCGACAGAGAAGTTACAAAGAGTTCCACCTTGGTCTTTAATTCCATAAGACTTGATTAAATGCTCTTCTATATCGTAACAGAGATCTTCATTGTCTGATCTGAATATTATTTCGACAATAGGTTCTTTTCCGCAATTCCGTATGCTTTTTATCTTTCCTTTTAAAAATCTATTATGGGAACCATAGAGATGCTGTCTATATCTGTCGCCAGACCCCTTACCAACATAAATCGGCTCATTGTTTCGAGGATCTATGTACATATACACATAATGGAATTTTGGAACACTGTTATCAACATCACTCATAAAAATCAGCGTCCTGCTCTATATCTAACGAAGAATTATCAAGATGCTCTTCAAGGTACTTACCTACATCCTTAACTCCAGCGATCTGTTCAGCCTCCCTTTCTGAAAGCTCAATCTTAACACTCGAACCCTTCTCTGGCAGATAAACTTGAACGGTCTGTTTGGTCTCTTCTTGATCTTTCGTTGCAGCACCTACAGGATTACCATCAGAATCCAAATCAACAGACTTGATATTTCCTGCAAGTTTGTGAAGCAGAATCTCTGCTGATTTCATTTTTTGGGCAACAGTGACTTCTTTTGGGTTCCTAATGTTGTAACGCTTTAGAGTGCCAATATCACCCTTCATAATACCTACCAAGAATTCCGCAGGATTCGCCCCAAGGGATTCACAAGCCTGCTGTACACTAATACGATTCTTGGAACCTCTCGGACGCCCTAACGAATTACCACCTTCCTTAACAAACTTCAAAAACCCTCTAGCCTTTGGAGTTCCCTTAGAAAAATCCTGCACCTTTGGATCGTTAGCATTCTTAGTAAAATACACACCAGTCTTGTAATGACTTGCAAGCCAATATTGGTGTCCGCCAAGAATTACATACTTACTTATAAGATCCCTATCAAGACCCTGTTCAGCAGCAATATCAGCTACATGTATCTGAACATTCTCCGGAAGGTCATCCCCCGGAAACCTGTCAGGATATACACCATTCTCTATATCTAGTTTTGGTACTTTCTTTGACATAAGTGTTAAACTCTGTTTTGAAACTATGTTTTAACCATATTTACAATTCATATTCTCAAAGCACATTAAACAGAATGCTTTACAATACAATTGAAAAAGCCCTTAGCATTGCACTAAGGGACTTGATGAGGAGGAATCAGAGGTTATTATCAACGTCGCTATCGAACAATACCTGCGCATTCAGACCACTTT